CCTAAGAGTCCAAGGGAAAGGAAAAAGAAATGGAACAAGATCTTCATTCTGAAATGAAAGTTGTTTTTGCAATCGAGCCGGTGATTCACACCGCGCACGCAGTTGGGGCAGAGATTGATACCATTGGGTTTGAGTCTTGCGAGTTTGTTGTCGTGATCGGCGATGCTCTCGACGGTTCATTCACTGCGGGTATTGATCAATCGCCTGACGATGGTAGTGGTTCGCCGACTGGAGTTTGGACAGCGGTTCCCGCTGCCGAAGTCCTTGGCACAGCCCTCGTCATCGCCATTGCGGATACTGATAAGGTATACCGAATTGGTACGATTGGCAAGGAGCGCCATCAGAGATTGACGTTGACGGAAGTCGATGCCAATAGTACTGGAATCATGGGTGCTGTTGCAATTCTTAGTCATCCGGTGATTAAGCCGGTTGCCGAACAGTTCACCTAGAAAATAGGGGGTGGGGCGTGCTGCGTAGTGATTCGTGGTACGCTCCGCCTTCCAAACCCGCAATTTCAAAACAGAGGTACGGAATGAAAGTTAAATTTCTGAGAAGCGGCACCGAAGCTCATAGCGAACCTGAGCGTGGTAATTTCGTATTCAAAGAAGGCGAGGAAATGTCTGGGCTTTCTGAAAAAACCGCGTTACAAATGGCAAGCGACGGTAACGCTGAGATTATTAACGAAGGTTCTCAAAAAGTTGAAGCCGAAGAAGTGGAAGACGAAGAAGTTGAGACTTCCGACGATGATGAACCCAAAAAGAAAATGCCTTGGAGTAAGTAAGCGATGCCTTTGAACTATCGGTATGAACTTTCTAGCAATGGAACTCTGCCAATTACTTTGGAAAGCGCCAAGAAATATCTCAAAATTGAAAATAGCGCTGATAATGAAGTAATCCAAGACATGATTGCTGCGGTAGTCCAATTTGCTGAGCGTTATACTGGTAGAGACATGAGGGCCAAGACTTGGAAGCTAGTCACAGATTGCTTTGAAGATAGGATTTTATTGAGGAAAAGTGAAGTTGCAACTGTGACTAGCGTCAAGTATCTCGTCGATGATTCTCTTTCTACCATCGCAGATACCGTTTATTATCTAAAGAAGGGCCACCAATTCAGCGAAGTTGTACTTAGAAGCGATCAAGTTTGGCCTACTGATCTTGATGCAATCGAGTCAGGAATAGAAATCATTTTTGTTACGCAAACGCCACGTTACATAGAAGAAACCAAAGTTGGTACGTTTGAGCATCTGGCTTTTCTATATGCTAATCGTGGTGACTGCGATGTCAATTCTGCGGCGCTAAAGTCTGGCGCCACCGAAAAGTACGACCAAGGTAGGATCCCAAGAATATAGGAGATAGATCATGGCTGCAATGTCAAACTTTATGGAAACAAAAGTCCTGGAACATTTTCTGGACGCAACATCGTTCACCAGTCCATCCAGCGTTTACGTTGCGCTGTTCACCGACGATCCCACGGATGCAGGATCAGGAACGGAAGTTACTGGCGGCGCGTATGCTCGCGTGCAAATGACTGGTGGTTGGACTGTTGCGGGTGACAACGCAACCAACACCGCTGCCGTCACTTTCCCGACTGCCACAGATGGAACGTGGGGCACGGCAACTCACTTCGGCATTTTCGACGCTTCAAGTGGTGTCGAACTCCTGATTCATGGTGTCCTAACCGACCCCAAGACGATTGGTGATGGCGATACGTTTGAATTCGCAATTGGCAATCTTTCAGTAACGATGGCGTAAGAGGCTCCAAGTTGAGCTCATCTGAAGACCTACTACCGTTTGGTATATTCGGGATCGTAAATTATAATCCAACGCCTACTCCGGCGGATTTAGATAATGATCCTGATAGCGTTGATGCTAACTGGGCGTTGGTTGATGACGATGGACTTGACAACGTTATGGTTGTTAGGTTTGATGATCCAAGCGACGATCCGACTGTGGGAGCGGGTCTTCAGGAAATCAAAATTACTCTTAGGCGTGGTACAACTCTGGATGGTGCTGCGCCAGACTTTACTCTCACTATTGCTGAAGCCCCTGGCGGTGATAGGGTAACTCTGGTAACTGAAGAGCCAATCACTACAGCTGAAAGCACCGTCTATAGTTACTTTTGGGATGCTTCTGTTTTAGTTAACTCTACTGGCGTTTTGACAAGACTGCGGATCGACGGTCTTGCTAGTGGTGGCTCTCCAACTGGTCGGCGTTGTTTGGAAGTCAACGCTGTTAGATGGATTGCTGAAGTAGGAGAAGCTGGTGGAACAACGCATGATGGTGCAGCCGATGTTGATGGTTCTGCAACCGTAACGGATGCCACTGCGGAAGTTGACCACCAAGCTGAAGCAGATGTAACTGGAACAGCAGCGGTAACAGATGCCACCGCCGAGGTTGATCATCAAGCGATTGCAAATGTAACTGGAACCGCAACAATTACTTTGGCTGACGGTGAGCTGAAGAAGCTTGGTGCGGCAGATGTAACCGGCATCGCGACCATAACGACCGCCGATCCAGGACTGATCAAGATTGCCGAGGCTGACGCTGCTGCTTTGGCAACGGTCCTGGCTATTTCCAGGGCAGACTACAGCGCCAACGCGGGGGTTAGTGGTGCTGCGACGGTCGATGCAAGAGCTCACCTCAATATTATTCTCGACGTGCCATTTGCGCCAAACGGCGAAGCAACAAATAATAATTTTTCTGGTTCTTACCTTGATATTGACGAAGATCCGTTTAACATAGATGCAAATTGGTTGACTGTTATCGATGAAACTGCCGTTGCTTTCTATATTTCAGATCTACCAGATTCGCTTCAACACAAAGTTATTCATGGCGTTGATTTACATAACGCTGCTGTTACCGTTCGCAAAAATGCTTCTGGTGGAACCGATCCAACTGTTAGCATTCAGATGCTGGATAATGCTGCTCCAAGAGAACTAGTTGTTGATACTGAAACTGTAACTAGTGACGTATCTGAAGTTCACACGGGTACATTTGGCTTAGTCCCTCCAGGCAATTACATAAATCTTCCATTCCTGCGACTTTTCGTAGTTGGCACTTCATCTGGTGATAGAAATATTGATGTTGCTGCGGTGCGTATCTACCTCGCGATGGAAGGCACCAGAATCAGGGCTTCAGTTTCTGGAGCCGCAACAATCACCGATGCTACCGGTGGCCTTAGACATATTGGCGCTGCTGATGTAACAGGCGCGGCGACGATCACTCTTGCCACCGGACAGGTCAAGAAACTCGGCGCTGCCGATGTAACTGGCACAGCCACAGTAACTCTCGCCACTGCCAAAGTTTTACACATCGCTGCAGCCAACGTTACTGGTGACGCAACTGTAACTTTGGCAACGGCGCAAGTTGATCTCCAAGCAGATGCTTCTGTGACTGGGGTCGGCGACATTGATGCTGATGCTGATCTTACTTTGCGCGCGCTTGGTTCTGCTGTTGGTATTGCAACAGTAACCTTAGCCACCGCAACTATGGATTATTCTGCGTCAGCAAGTGTGACTGGGATTGCCACAGTTACTACTGCTGATGCCGGATTGATTCTAGGTACAGCCGATGCTGACGTAACTGGTACTGCCACTATAACTTTGGCAACCGCCAAAGTTAACCATAGCGCCATCGCTTCAGTAACTGGCGTTTGTACTATCACCGACGCTACTGGTGACACTGGCGGAATCCAAGACGGCGCTGCTGATGTTACTGGAGTTGGAACGGTAACTTTGGCAACTGCCGAAGTTGAACACCAAGCCATCGCTTCCGTTACTGGTACTGCTACAATAACTTTAGCAACTGCTGAAGTTGAACACCAAGCAATAGCAAACGTGACTGGAGTAGCCACAGTCACCACCGCCGATGCTGATAGGATTCTTGGAACCACAGCTATCGTATCTGGAACCGCCACTGTTACTGATGCCACAGCCGAGGTTCTTCACATCGCATCAGCGTCAGTAACTGGAGTTTGCACCATAACGCTGGCTACTGGAGATGTTGGCGGCGCTCAAGACGGAGCAGCGGATGTAACCGGAATCGCAACCGTCACGCTTGCTACCGCTGCGGTTGATCATCAAGCTGATGCTGCGGTAACTGGTACCGCATCTATATTGGCAAGTGGTGGTCTAATTAAAATTGCTGATGCCTCGGTAACTGGCGTTGGTGACATAAACGCCGACGCTGATTTGACGCTTAGGGCACTTGCTTCAGTTACTGGAATTGCTACTGTAACTTTAGCCACTGCTGAAGTAAATCATAGCGCAAGTGCTGGCGTAACTGGAACTGCAACAATAACCTTGGCAACTGCCGAGGTAAGCCATAGCGCGTTGGCATCAGTAACAGGCGTTGCGATCATAACTCTTGCTACCGGTGACGTTGATGTCGGTGGCGGAATACAAGATGGTGCCGCAGATGTAACTGGTTTGGCTACTGTTACTGCTGATGCTCGTGCCGATTATTCTGCTAGCGCTGATGTTACTGGCGTTGGTGATATAACTGCCGATGCTGATTTAACTTTGGTGGGAGTAACTTCGGTAACTGGAGTTGCTACCGTCAACGCAAAGCCAGGACTCAAACTGTCAACTGCGGCTGCGTCAGTAACAGGAGTGGCATCTGTAAATGCTGATGCTGATCGTATTCTTGGAACAACTGTTAGTGTAACTGGAATTGCTACTACATCAGCTGATGGAATCGTAAGTTATAGCGGCGCATCTTCAGTAATTGGAATTGCAACGGTTGTTGGCGATGCAGGTGTAATCCGTTCAGCTATCGCTTCAGTTACTGGGGTTGCGTCCGTTTCCGCCGAACCAGATTTGATAGAAGCTGTCATCCTTGGGCGTATAGTTTTTACCTCCGAGATTTCCAAATCTATTAGAGTCGAAGTTGGAATTCGGAAAACGATACGAACATCAAACCGATTAACAAAGAGTATTAATGTTATGGCAGAGGTCGCATAATGGCTAGGAAATTGATTGACAGGTATTCAGATTATGATGTGGAGAGTATAGCGCCGACGCTCTTCAATTACTCAACTGATGCTAACGAAGTTGTGAACGATGTCGCTAGTGGTGAAGGATCGTTTAAAGTTTACGATCCAAGTAAAGATGAAGTTATTTCAGTTGACGAAGCAATCGGACAAACTGAACTTAACATTTCCAATGTTGGTGTATTCAATGTTGGTGATTCTGTCGAAATAACTCAGAATGACGGAACACTTTTGGCAACAAGCGTTAACTCAGTCGATGCTGTTAATGGGACAGTAACATTTGCTGACGCTTTAACTGTGGCTGCTGATGTTGGCAACCGAGTCCGAGTTATATTTGGTGCGTCGATTGCCATGACTGAATTTGGAACTGCGGATCTTAATACTAGGAATTGGGGTTACGTTGGCGTAATGGAAAGCACTCATGCAGCACACTCCGATCCCAGAACGAAAACTTCTATGGATGTAGACATTGAAGTTAAGATTACTAATGGAGTCAAGATCTCTACTGATGTTATCTGTGCTACAATAAGCGAGGACGATTGTGGCTAAAGAAATCATAAAACGAAAGAAGCGAGTATCATGTATCGGGGATTTATCTGAAAGGGTGAAGCTTCACGATAGGAATATACAGGTTCCTGAATTTGGAAGCGTAGATTTCTCAGAGAATTTTAGTGGTACTAAAACTGTTTGGGCTAATATCAATACTGCCGCTGGGAAAGTATTTTTCACCGGAGCGAATATTGATGTTGGTCTAACTCACGAAATAATTATCCGTTATGATGATACCGTTACCTCTGAAACTTGGATTGAGTTTAACGGTAGGAATCTCAAGATTGTCAGCGTAGAGAATCTTGATGAGTATGGCGATTTTCTGAAATTGCGCTGCACAGATCGCGGTGAAAAAGATTTGGGGGCATCCCAAGCGTGAGCGCTGTCGGGTACGAAGCCAACATCAATAATTCCAAAGCCTTTATGAAATTGCAAAGGCTAGTGCCCAAAAGTAAGAAGGTGATCCGCGCTTCTTGGTTTGCACTCGGCAGAGATCTGAAAAACGAAGCCAATAAAGAAATTTTGCGGAAGCCAAAGGGTGGTAAGACGTATATCATAAGAACAAAGAGTGGACGGCACAAGCGCCATGTAGCTTCTGCTCCTGGTGAAAGTCACGCTAATCTTACTGGTAAACTGCGTCGATCAATTAGCTGGAAGATACATGGCTACCAGAGAATGGATTTTGGATATGGATTTGCGACAACATCTGGAAATCGCGCTCCAAAATACGATCACTGGATCGAGGATGGAACTAGGGATGGAAGAATCAAACCTCGCCCCAGTATTGAGAACGCGGTAAACAAAGTAAAAAATAATACGAATGATCATTTCCAGAAGCAAATGCTGAAGGAATTTAAAAGAGTATGAGAGCATCGGATATTATCTCACAATTGAGCGTTCTGCTTCCTCAACTCACAGATAAATTTACCACAGACATCAATGTATCTAGTATTTCAAGATCTGGAACTGAGATGACTGTTGCTTGCAGCGATCAACATGGCCTGTCTGTCGGCCAGGCGTTTGCAGTTACTGGATCTGATGTCCCAATTGCTATCTCATCTTTGACTAGATCTGGAGCTGTCGGTACTTTGGTTACTGCAACTGATCACGACTTGACGAGCGCCATTGCAACTTCGATCAGGATCACTGGCGCAACCGAATCTGAATTCAACGGTACGTTCCAACGCATTGATATAGTTAATCGCAAGACTATAACATTCACTATTCTCGATACTTCAGTTTTCACTTACGATAATCAGGCTTCAAAATTTGAAGGTGTATTTACTGATCTGTCAAATGAATCTGTTGTAGTTTCCTCATCTATCAGATCTACAGGATCTTTGAAAGCTACTTCTATAGGTGCTTCTGGTATTATGAGTGTGAAGAATCTCAGTGTTGAAGAGTTTGATGCATCTGCTTTGACTAATCTATCACTTTGGATATTTGTTGATGCAAATGTCTTTGCTAATTTGACTGTAACTGATACATTTAGAATGAGAATAAGCAGTGATGCTTCTCTAGGAACTGATTGGAATGAATACAGATTCGATAAATCAGTTTTTACAGCAGACACTTGGGTACAAATATCCATAGACATTGTTAATGATACCCCAGATGATACTGATGGCACTATAGATTTAACTAAAATAATTTCCATGGTTAAGTTTTTTGTTGGCGCGGCATCATTTACTTTGGGTGATGTAATTTATTTCGATGATATGGATAGGAATATAACCACTGCTAGCGGCTTTCCAATTTTGCGAGATGCTGAATCTGCTTTGCGTGATTACAATACTACTTATGAAGTCACGGACGTGATCGATTCAGTTACGCTTAAGTTTGAACATGATGTAACTGGGCTTCCAGATCCAACCGGAACGATTGTACTCAGAACCATGCCGCGTATTTCATCGGGAATAAATATTGATCGCATCGTCGAAGCGTATACTGAAAACAATGTCGGTGATTACTGGGCCTTCGTAGTTTTGGAGGGAGTCTCCGCTTCGCAGAGTAGGCTGATTGAATCCGATGCGCTTGACAATCAGCAAAGCAACGCAAACTTCAGGCAGCAGATTATTGAACCGTTCACGGTTTATGTTTTCATTCCGGTAGAAAATGAAATCGCTGCTAGAGAATCACGGGATGAAGCATCTGATTTGTTCCGTCCGATTTTGAGATCCCTTTTGGCAAGCCGTTTTGATACTGGACTCTATGCAGATGTTCTTAACATGGTTCAGTTTACCGGACATGATTCGTACAATTACGATTCTTCAGTATACATTCACGCATACAGCTTCCAACAAGTCGCCGATATTTATGCTGAGGATACTGTTGGTCCTGATCTCGATGTTGCTTTCCGCGAAATTGATTTCAGTATCTTTAGTGACTTCGGAACGCAAGTAAACTTCATGCAAGGCACTCCAAATCTAGATGACACTCCACTCTAGGAGATTTGATGATTACCAAGCCGATTGAGATAAGAGTACTCAAAAATTTGGGCAATTATAAAGCGGGCGACTTGGTTAAAGCCACCGTTGATGAAAATGGGAAGCCTCTGGATAAATTTTGGAGGCAACGATTGAAGGATGCTAAGAGGGATGGCTGTTGCGAAATTGTCAAGCCAGCGGTAAAGAAAACCGTGAGTAGAAAATCTATTCATGTTGAAGAGGAGAATAAATAATGGGCGGAACTCAAATTCTGCAACCTGAAGTAACATTGGCGCTGGCGAACGCAGATCGCGCAGTCAGCAACACTGATCAAAAAGTTCTGATAGTTGGGCAGAAGGTAGCTGCTGGGAGTGCGACCGAAGGTGATCTTCACGCTAACCTTTCCAGTACCGGCGCACCTGAAAATGCGCTGTTTGGTGAAGCGTCACAACTTGCTGCAATGGTTCGCGCATTTAAGGTCATTAATCCGATTATCCAGTTGGATGCAATAGCTTTGGACGATGCTGCTGGAACAGCAAGAGTTGTGAAAGTTACATTTCTTGGTACTGCTACTGAAGCTGGGACTTTGGTTATCGTTGTTGGATCTGAGAAACTGCATCGCTATGAAATTGCGATTGCAGATGAGGTTGCCGCTGCTGCCATTCCGGCACTATGCGTGACAGTAATCAATGCTGACACGAAATGCCCATTCACAGCGTCCGACGCAACGAGTGGTGTTCTTGATCTGACTGCTGATAACCTTGGACTCGTTGCAAATGATCTCGGCGTCGAAACTTCTGGGACGATTGCTGGTATCACCGGCATGGCAGTCACAGCACCGACTCCTGGTGCAACTGATCCCACTCTTACAACTATTCTGGACAATGCAACCGACAGATATCAGGGAATCGTTTGGCCTTATGGAGTGCAAGCAGCAATTGATACCTTGCTTCTGTGGTTGGATCCAAGATTCAATCCTGACAATGCTGTGGAGGATGGCGTTGCATTTGTTTCGATTGTTGATACGCACGCGAATGGTTTGATTTCTGGTAATGCTGAAAATTCGCCGAGCCTGGTAATTTTCTGTGACAAGGCAGAGACTGAAACAAATTACATTGGGCCAGCGATGAATGAGGCTTCTTATTCCAAGTCGGCTATGTTCGCAGCTATCAGATCCTTGAGGCTTACGCAAGACGCGTCAATCTCAAGATACCTTACGAGTTCAGCATCGCTGGACCAGTTTGGTGGCCCGGCGCTGGCTACGTTGCCTTACTTCAACACTCCAGTCCCGCAGCTGCCCGCCATTACGGCACCGCGTGGTTGGACTAACATTGAAGTTGAGCAACTTCTTACTTCTGGTGTTTCAGTTATTGGAGCCAACGCAACTGGAACGAGTGCGCTTGTTGGTGAAGTTGTTACGACGTACAAAACTGATTCGGCAGCAAATCCTGACATTACTTGGAAATTCCTGAACTACATTGACACTGGAAGTAATGTCCGTGAGTATATGTTCAATAATTACAAGTCGCGTTTCGCACAGTCCAGGCTGACTGCTGGTAATGTTACCCGTGGTCGTGATGTTGCGAACGATGTGGTGATTCGGGCATATACTGAGCAAATGTACAAAACACTTTCTGGCCCGAACTTTGTTCTGGTGCAGAGCGGTGAAGATGCGACTGTATATTTCAAGGACAATCTGGATATCACGCTGGATCTTTCTCTTGGCAAGGTTACAATCACGATGTTCGTGCCAATCGTAACACAACTTCGCCAAATTATTGCGACCATCAAGATCGCATTTGATACGGAGAGTTAAACACTATGCCCATCCAACTATCTTCAGCCGCTCTACTCGTCAACGACGAGGTTGTAATGATTGTTCCCAATACTCTGAAGTACACCGAAGGTTTCGGTGAGCAAAGCGTCAGAGCTGCGTCGGTTGGTGGCGGCGCTGTGGAGCAGATCTTCTCACAGGATGTCGAAACTTCGCTGAGTAAAGTGATGTTCGACATCCACACCACGCCAGACAACGTCAAGCTTGCGCGAGGCTGGAAGTCCAACGGAAACTTGAACGTGGTACAGATCGCTGGCAAAACTGCCGAAGGTGATGTAACTCGCACGTTTACCCAAGCAGCTATGACTGGCGATCCTGAAATTGAAATCGCAACCGAGGGCGTGATTAATATTGAGTTCATGTCCAACGCTGCAATCTAAATGAGGAAAACCCGCCATGTCAGAAACGGATATTCAGAAAATTGAGTTCGAGTATATTCTGAAAACAAAGTTTGGTTATGCTAGTAAAGGTGAAACTGCTGAAGCAACATTCATCACGCTCTTTGCGCCAACATCCAAAACCACTCGCCAATGCGCTGCTCTGAAGCAAGCATTTTTCAGAGCGATGGGTGAACAGGAAGGTGGTGGTGGTGAAGAGCAAACCGATTCTAGTTTTGATATTGAGGGATCGGATGTAATGGCTTTGCTTGCCATGTCTAAGAATGTTGATCTGCCTGATGTTATTGATATCAGCAAGCAGTTGTTCAAAATGCCAGGGATTGCCTTGGTGGATGGGGAAACGAAACTTGGAGAGTCTCTAATTGATCGTATGAGTGTCGATGATATTGAGGATATGCTTGGTGAATACATGATAAATTTTATTCTAGCATCTTCATTGAAGCGACTGAGGGAGAAATCCTCCAAGGTATCGCAAACCTGATGGTATTTTTTGAAGGTGCGATCAGCTACGATCGCTTGAGGAATATGTCGTTCCCAGAAATTTCCATGTTGCATAAGGAAGCCAAGCGAATCGACGCACTCAGGAGAAAGAAATAGTGGCAACCAACAGAGTCGTTTGGACATTCTTTGCCAAGGATAAGTTCAGTCGTGTAGCGGCCAAGATCAAAGCCCGAAGTCGTGAGATAAACAAAGAGTTCAGAAAGATGCGGACTGATAGTAAGTCTGCGTCCAAGGCTGTTGCTAAACTCTCACAATCTTTGAAGCGAATGGCTATTGTCGGGGTCGCCGCACTTGCTGGATCGTTAAAAGCGTTTGGCAATATGGAAGCTGGCATCACAAATGTCCTAACTCTGTTGGATGATAAACAGATAGCTAAATTCGGCGGTGCCATACAAGACATGGCAACGAAGTCCCTCACCGAATTTGGTTTCTCTACTGAAGAAACCACCAAAGCTTTGTTCGATAACGTATCAGCTTTGGGCACAAGTCAGAAATCACTAGATGCGTTTGCAGCAGCCCAGAGATTGGCAATTGGTGGCGTTACGAGTCTTGATGTTTCTGTTGACGGCATTACTTCAGTTATGAATGCTTACGCAGATGGGCTCCAAACATCAGAAGCAGTGGCCAACGCATTCTTCGCATCACAGAAAGCTGGTAAGGTAACTGTGGCGCAGTTGGCAGCTAATGTTGGTAAGGTCGCACCGATTGCCAAGAGTGCTGGAATTGGTTACAAGGAATTGCTGGCAACAATGTCGCAGCTGACTCTTGGTGGATTGTCGCCAGAAGAAGCAGCAACGTCACTAAAAGGTGCAATCACAAGTTTGCTCAAGCCATCTGCTGAGTCTGCAAAGATTCTTGCAGCTGAAGGTATTGCTTATGGTGCGAGCGCACTTGGGGCTCAGTCACTAGTTAAAACTCTTGAGCAAGTTGCCAAACTACGCGAGAAGAATGAGGATCTTCTAATCCAAGCAATTCCAAATATCCGTGGCTTTACTGCTGTGGCATCCTTGGAATATGAGGCCCTAAAGAACATCACGAATACTGTTGCAACAATGCAGAAAGATCAGCTTAGCCCGGCATTTGAGATGCAAATGAAAACTTTGAACGCAGCAACTAGGTTGTTGAAAGGCAACTTCGTTGCAATGGGAATTTCGATTGGTGCTGTTCTGGCTCCGGCGTTTGTTTGGATAGCTGGTAAGCTAACTACTATGATAAAATGGTTCAACAGTCTTAGTGCCACAACAAAGAAGTGGATCGTCTACACTTTGGTTGGAGTCGGAGCTTTGATAGCTGTGTTCGTGGCTGCTGCCGCTATAGTGGCATTTTTTGGAACCGCGTTCGCTGTTGTTGGTGGCGCCATTGCCAGTGCTGCGGCGGCTGTTTTTGGTGCAATCGTAAGTTGGCCATTCGCAATTATTGCTGCTCTTGTAATTGCTGGTGGTGCTATCTGGGCTTTCTGGGATGACATTAAGGGAGTCGGACGCGCAATTGGAAGTTGGTTTGGAATGGGTGACGGTGAAACGATGGAGGTGAAGGGGTCCGGTGAATTGGCAACCTCCAGTAAATTTGAAGGCAATCTTGCTGTTGGGCTTGAAAAGGGACTAACCGGTGATCTTACAACCAAGAGCAGTGGTGATACTAAGACTCTGGATCTTGCTACGAACATGGAAGGTGCAACAGGATGAATCTTAGTGATCTGGATGGAGCTTCGTACCGTGGTGCGTTCTTCTATGTCAAAAGTTCCGAGGTTGCTGGTGGTAGAAAGGATGCCAAGAAGGAATTTATTGATTCCGACTTGCAAATTATTGAAGATCTTGGTAAAAAGCAGCGAGCGTTCACAATCAACGGCATTGTATCTGAGAGACGCGACAATTCTGGAAATGTAATCCTATCATATTTCCAAGTGCGCGATGCTTTACTTGCTGCGCTTGAGAAAGGCAAGACTGGAATTCTAATCCATCCGTGGTACGGCGAAGTTCTGAATGTGGTTTGCAGAACATTCACAATGTCTGAAGATGTTACTAGACTTGGTGAATGTAATGTAAATATGTCATTTGAAATATCGAATACAGATGGCGTACCTCTAGCAATCCCATCTGTGCTGAGCAAAGTGGCAACTGGAACTGCATCAGCCATAGACACTGCCACAGGCATCTTTGCAGAAATTTGGAATATAGCTGAGAAAGCAACTGGAAATTTTCAGGCTGGCGTCGATAAAGCAAATGGGTATGTCGATTCAGTCAACGAAGCTACTAAGCCAATTGCAAAGTTGGCTAACGAAATAGATCAACATACAAATTTGCTGAATACTTTCAGTAGTAATGTTGTGACTCTCGTAAGTTCACCGGCGGATCTCTCCAATAGTATTTATGGAATTATGGAGAGTATTGATAATCTTTATGAATCTCCAAGCGATTCGCTCTTTGCTTTCAAAGGATTGTTTAATTTTGGCGATAACGATATAAACTCACCGTACAAAACATCTATATCAGTCCAAAAGAAAACGAACAATGATGTCTTTAACAATGGGATCCAAAGTGCGGCTCTGAGTTATAGTTACTTGAACGCATCGCAAATTGAATACAAGACTGTTCTTGACATAAACGAAACGGAAACTGATCTGGAAGAGCAGTATCAAAAACTATTCCGTAACGAAGATATGTATCCAGAGCTGGTCGATTCGCTTACTGATTTGCGCACCATAACTCAAGGATTTTTCAACGAACAGAAGCTAATAGCAAGCCAAATAATTAACGTCAATTCAAATAGAATGTCAACTAGATTGTTGGCATTTAATTATTATGGTGAATCTACAGACGGCGAAGCTATCGCTGAATTGAATGGCCTGTACGATCTGGCAAGCATACAAGGTGACATCAGGATCTTTACAGAATGAAAATTGAAGTTCGTGGAACTGAGTATAGCGGATGGACTTCGGCAAGTGCCACGATCAATCTCGATACGCTCAGCAATAAATTCAGTTTCAAGGTAACATCGGAAGAAGGTAAGGCTCTCCCATTCAAAGGTGGTGAGCCATGTACTGTTAGAGTTGATGGTGAACTTGTACTTACTGGCAACATTGAAGTTGTGACTGTGGGTGGAGACGGCGACTCCCATACAATTTCAATTACTGGGCGGGATAGAACTGGTGATGTTGTAGATTCAAAAATTGGATCTCTTTCTGATATACGCCCGCCAATAACTCTTACGCAAGTCATAGAATTGCTCTTGGTTCATATTAAGAGTCCTCTGAAAGTTGTCGAGCAAACTTGGACCAAAGCTTTTCAAGAAACCGAGGATCTTGCGTCACCAGAATTTGGGCAATCCGTTTGGGATTTTATTCAGGGATTGGCTAGAAAACGCCAGGTTCTGTTGACTTCAGATGCTTACGGTAACATCGTGATTACTAGAGCAGCTGGTGAATTTATTGAGGCCACGATTCAAAATAAAGTTAAGAGTGATAGCAACAACGTGCTTGACTACTCAGTAAGTTACGACACCACCGGAATATATTCAATATATCGAGCAGCTGGACAGGAAAGCCCAGTTTCAATTAACGATGGAGCGACAAGATCAAACTACAGTATCGTTGAGCAAATTTCCGCTATCCAAGATCCAAATATCAGACTTGGACGACAGCTTTGCGTGATGTCTGAGAAATCAGGATCACACGTAGATTTAACTGAGCGAAATAAGTGGGAGTACAATATCCGACAAGCCAGAAGCAGAGTTTACTCAGCCACAGTTCACGGATTCAGAAATCAGACTGGCAGTTTGTGGGCAATAAACAAAACTGTCAGTGTCAATGATGAATTTGCTGGGATAAACGCTAGAATGTTGATAAACTCCGTAAAGTTTTCTATCAGCGATTCTGGAAAGGAAACTGTTTTGTCTTTGGTTAATAAAGATTCTTATACTCTGGAACTTCCGACCCAAACTTCGATCGATCAGATTGGACTCAAGTTTGCCGAGACGCCAGAGAAAGGAATCATTTTTGTAGAGAATCCTGATGATCCTGAAGATCTGTTTGGTCCTGGCCGATGAATGTAGTGTCAATGATAAAACGCTTGGTAAGATGGGCAGTAATCACTTCTTGCAGTAGTGACGATAAGGACTTCCCGATTCACCAAACTACCTACGTTGGGAAAGTTGGTGATGGCCTGGCTTGGTATCCGTATGGGTTCCATGCTAATCCTGGTCCAGGCGCTCTTGCTTTGATGTTTTCAGTTAATTCCGATCCTGAAAACAGAGTTGTCTTTCCAGGTAGCCCAAAGGAACGCGGTGGAGTTCTGCTTCCAACGCCGCTTTCCCAAGGTGAAGTTCTGGTATACAATCCCACCACGCAATCTTTTATCCACATGAAAAATAATGGGGAAATTGATATTAAAACTGCTATTAGCGATATCAACATCGAGACAATAGCTGGTGATATCAACATCGAGACAACGTCTGGTGATATAAATGCCAGAACGACTACTGGCAATATGGATCTCAATGCAGTCAACGCAACGCTTACTGCTCTTGGGATAGCCCAAGTAAATGCGACAGGACTGGTTGACATCAATGCTTTGGCCGCTGTCGATATTGATGCAGTTGGAGACATCACTATTGCAAGCAGCGTTGGGACTGTGGAGATAACTGGCTTAACAGGGATCAGAACAAAGAGTACCAGCACAAGATTCCAAAATGCGGCCGGGACTGATGATCTTGGTTTGGTTCTGCGAACATGGTTCAACTATATCGCAACCAGTAGCTTTCACACAGTAGCATTTAGAAACCAAGCTGCAACAGCTCGAAATGCCATCGACGCATTGAGGTAAAAATGACAGTTGGAATTGATGCCTATCTTACTCTCACTAACAATGTCTATGATATTGAACTAGACAATAGTGGTGATATAAAATCCGAAGATTTCTTTGACTCTGCAATTCTGGTTAGTCTATTTGCTGAGAGTCGAGCTAGTGAATCCGAAGTTTCAGAATCACATATGCGTCGTGGCTGGATAGGGAACGAAAGTACGCCTGGATTTGAAATCGGATCCAAGATATGGATTTACGAACAGGCACGCTTGACCCGAACTGTTCTGAATGGAATCACAACTGCTGCCAGACAATCTTTGCAGTGGCTTATTGATTCTGGGTACGCAGAGTCAATAGTAACATCGGCAAGCATCACAATCACAGGTGTTAGACTGGATATTAAAATCAATCGTCCGAATTCAAAAGTTGAGCATAGGTATTATGATCTCTGGGATAATACTGGCGTGCCTTCCCCAGAGCCACAACTATTTTTTCAGCTAATAATTCCAACCGAAGATTTGGACCCGATTGGCGCAACGTCATTTGCTGGGTACAATATCTTTGACAAGATTGGCAATCCAGACTACGCAGTTGATGTACTTGTATACGTGGAGAATGAATTCTGTGGTCGTGGCTCTCCAGCAATCACTACTGGTATCGGTTGGCATCCTGATAGCACAATAACGATTCATAATGAGCAGAATAATTTTATAGTTGGCAGCGGTGGACGTGGCGGTAGAGGTGGTGAGACTTCTGCTGATGGCGGAGTTGGCTCTGGCGGTAACGGTGGTAACTCGTTTGGGTTCGGCGGATTGCCAAATGGTAATGATGGTAACTTCGTTGTAACTCCTGATGTCCCACCGGCTGGATCAGCTACTGGCGGTGTTGAAGATAGAATCGCAGGAGATGGTGAGCAAGGCTTCCCAGGGATCGAAATGTTCCATCCAATAACGCTAATAAATGGTGGTGCGATAGTTGGTGGTTGCGGCGGTGGTGGAGGTGGTGGCATAGATGGCGGGGATGGCGGTGAAGGTGGAGTACACGGCTTCCAATTCGCTCCTAACTCTGGCGATCCTGGAACTGGAACTGATCCTGGCACTGGTGGCGGGTGGAACTTTGCGATTATAACCAATGGCTATGATATAACTTATAACCCAATTGGAAATTTACGTGGGGGCGTTTCCTAATGGCAATCGAACTACCGACATCAGCAACTGAAGTCGATCAAAGAATGAAGGTTGACGTTAATCGTGAACTTCCCAACGCCAATTCATTTCTAAAGAACAGCTGGCTTGGCGCTTTGGTTACTGCCTTCGCCAATCGAATCTATGATTTCTATTATGCTTTGCGAAGGGCTGAACTTGAAGCAATTCCTGACACGGCAGTTCTGAATCTCGAACAGTGGGCTAATATCTGGAACGTAATCAGAAAAGCAGCATCACCGGCAGCCGGTAACTTGGTAGTGACAGGAACTGCTGGTGGAGAGATCGTAGCTGGCGGTGATCCTACTATTTGGAGTCTCGGATCTGGAGAAAGATTCCAAGCAACATCGCCTGGAACAATAGTTCTGCAATCACTTTCGATCACATCAATAACAAGATCTGGAACAGTCGCAACGCTGACTACTGCAAGCGATCACCTTATAGCATCCAATGTTCTGATATCTATAACTGGATCCGACCAATCTGATTATAATGTTACTGATTCTGCGTGTACCGTTACTGGCGACAAAACTTTGACATTTACTGTCGCTGGTTCACCGACAACACCAGCAACTGGGACTATGCTTCTTGGTTTTACTTCCGTATCCATTCCGGTACAGGCTCTTGACTTTGGAGTGGATAGCAACCAGCTTTTTGATACCGAGCTTGTCCTGGTGAGTCCACTTACTGATGTCGATGATAGTGCAAGCGTTGACTACGGTGCGCTCGGTGGTGGAGCAGATCAGGAAACAGATACTGAAATGCGCGGAAGAATGATCTTTAAGATTCAGAATCCAATCGCTCACTTTAATTCATCAGAAATAATTACTGTGGCGAAAACTATTCCCGGCGTAACTAGAGTTTGGGTTGAGGAAATTACTCCGCTGGTTGGACAAGTTACAATTTATTTCATGCGAGACAATGATGCGGATCCAATCCCTGATGTTTCTGAGGTCGCAGAAGTCAAAGCTGCAATAGATGGCATTATGCCAGGCAACACGGTCACCACAGACGTAATTGTTGGTGCACCAACTGAAGAATCTACTGACTTCTCGTTCTCTGCGGTTGATCCAGATACTTCAACGATGAAGGAAGCTGTGACTGCCAGCCTTCAGCAATTCTTTGCAGAGAGAACTGAAGTTGGAGTTGACGTTGTGGAAGAAGCGTACAACGCAGCAATTTTCAATACGGTAGACTTGGTTACTGGAGCAGAGTTGGTTAGCTTTACACTCACTAGCCCGTCGGCTGATATAACTGTCGCCTCTGGTGAGATTGGAACTTTGGGGAATGTGACTTTCTAATGGCTGAACTTCCGATCGTACTGACGAAACAACAGCAAGCTCAAACATTTGCGAATTATTTGCCAAGCGGCAAAATCTTTGGTGGCAAAAATGTAATTAGCACCAAGATACGGAAGCTACTTCTTGGATTCGCAACTGAAGTCCTAAGAGTTGATGAAGTTATAAAATTGTTCAGGCGAGACACTGTTCCTGATACAACGGAAAATTTCATTGACGAGTGGGAAGCGGCGCTAGGGATTCCAGATAGTTGTCTTACTGGAACCGGAACTTCAGTACAACGTAGAATAGAATTTTTGATAAAGTTAGCTGGATATGGAGTGCAAACTGCTCAAGATTTTATTGATCTAGCTTTGAGGTTTGGAATTGTTATCGGTGCTGAAGGCGGAGCCAATCGTGGTATTTATGGCAAGGAGCCAACAATATCTTTTGGAAGCGACAAGGAAGCAAGGTTCACTTTAGTAATTGCCCCAATCGAAAATATTGGTGAGAAATTTACCTATACGTTCCCAATAACTTTTGGTACGAAGGATCTTTCCACTTTGGAATGTCTATTTAATAAATTGAAGCCAGCCAACGTACAGCTATTTTATGAGAATGAAATCTAGCTATTTGGGAGACAAATTGTGGAAGACCTAAACGACAAAATTACTGGCCACACGCTCACTGCTGCCGAATGGAATCAGCTTCCTTCCGAAATCCAGAACGTCATCGAAGCATACGGTCAAGTGCTTTCCAATGCTGATCTAAATCAGCTTGGCAAGTCCATCGCTGGCTACTCTGCAACTGGGGATTGGTATACTGGGAGTGGTGCCGCTGATGTTTACATCGCAACCAAGATCGCTGGCTTCCAAGCACCGCCAGATTACTTCACAGGAATGTCAGTTCGGTTCCGGCCAAGTGCAGATAATACTGGCGCGGCAACTGTCAATGTAAATACTCTTGGCGTTAAAAATATCAAGCGTGAAGATGGTTCTGCTCTTAACGCAGATGATATGATTTCTACGCGTGATGCTTGGATGCGCTACAATGGAACTGACTTTCTCCTGACTAATTTTACATCTGGGGATATTGTAACTCCAGCGAGCCTATCTCCAACGTTAGGAGTTGGACATCTGGTTTATGTCGATAATTCTACAGTTGCCATAAAGTCAGGATCAGGTGGCAATATTGAAATAAACATCGACGGAACAAAGCTAACACAATCTGGTGATCTAACTTTTATTCTTGGAGATTTCGGAGTTGGAGGTTCCAATCTTGATACTGGATCCGAAAATAACTCAACGCCTTACTATCTTTACGTTGATAACCTAGCTGGCGTTATGGATCCTGTGATCTCGGCGTTGGCGCCCATCGAAATTGGTTTGGCAAATGCTGGCTATCATCCGACGAGGACTGATGAGCGTTGCGTTGGTTCCTTCTGGAATGATGTTGGTGAAGACATCGTTAAATTTCACATGGTTAATGACAGGCAAATGTTTATTGAACACGATAACGATCACGAACCTGCCACAAATAAAAACCAGTCGTCGTCTTGGAGGAATCTTCCTGTCAACATTCCGTTGTCAGCATCAGCAGTTATGTTTTCTGCGAATGTTTGGGAAAATGGAGCTGGGGCTGGATTCCTTGGCGCTGATGGTGCTGCTGGCTCGATAAGTACTGGCAGCCGCAATATCTATATTACTGCTGGCGCTTTGTATTGTATGTCAGTTTCTGCGGCCAACCAAGCTGGTAGTGGAACTGCTTGCGGTGAAATACCGATTGTTAACAGAGCAGCTCCAGCAATTTCGTATGGCAATAATGTGAATGGGGATCTTACCGAATTCAATATTCTAATAACTGGTTATACTGACATGTGGGCACTGAAGAATTAAGGTGGAGCCTGTTATGGCACATGGAATGGAAATGCACTTGCCTGCCATTTGGAATTGGGGAGCTGGTATAGTTGCCCTTACTTTAGTTGGCATGGGGATCCAACTTCAAACGCTGCACGCTCTGTTCAAGCACGGGCTGTCCCGCCAAGCTGATATGATTGAAAAGATCATCGCCCTCGAAACGATGCACCAGCATCCTGATGACTTTCAATTCGGAACGAAAGACACCAACGCGATGCTTAATGCGATGACAAAGGAGTGCCGGAAAACCTGCCAGCGTAACCGTGAAGTGGCCGACTCGATCGACAACCTCGCGGCGCTGATCCGCTATGATATTAAGCAACGGACGGGACTCAACCCGCCGCCTAACGGAACATTGAGAAAACTATGACTATCACAAAAATTGCTAGCATTGTTGGTGCTGTCGTCACAATTTCTGCTGCTGGATACTTTATATTCGCTCACTATGCCTCTTCACAGGAGACTACCAAGCGTTCTAAGTCAACTGAAGAGATAGTTATTGAGTTAAAGGAAATTCATCTCAAGCAAGACACCGCTGATGAAGCAAGAGAAAAATTGTTGCTTGAGTTATGTTTATCTGGGAAGATTGAAGATCAGGATGAATGCGCCAAGGTTGGAGTAAAAATAGATGAGTAGATCCTATGATGATATGGATCCCGCTACAGCCATGCGTTGCCATGCTGTGGAAGCTGCGATGGCAGCTTATGGTTATCCACTCAAAGTTATTCGCACCTACGATCCACTAAGTAGGCAAATGAAACTTTATAATCAAGGACGGACAACTCCAGGCAAAATCGTTACCAAAGTTAAACGCGGGTGGCA